ATGAACGCTAAGCTTATCGCACTCGGTGCAGCCGCTCTCGTCGCCGCTTCGGCCTCTTTCGGTTCGTTCTATGTCGTTGATCAGGGTGAACGCGGCGTAGTCGTCCGCAACGGCTCGATCACAGCTGTGAAGGAAAGTGGCCTCGGCTTTAAGATGCCATTCGTTGACAGCGTTTCGATCATCGACATCCGCTCTAAGGCCAAGACGTACACAGACGTAACCGCGATCAGCTCCGATCAGCAGGTCGCCACCTTGGCGCTCTCCTTCAACTACTCGATCCCCGGCGATAAGGCTGCTCTGGTCTACTCCGAGTATGGCAGTGAGGAGAACCTCTTGAGCCGTCTGGTTGAACGTCAGTTGATGGCACAGGTTCGCAATGTCTTTGGTCGGTACAACGCTCACCGCTCGGTGACCGAACGTGCTCAGCTCAACGCAGACATCCAGCTGGCCCTTCAGCAGTCTGTCGATGGTCCAGTCACGATTGAAACCGTGCAGATTGAGAACGTGGCTTTCTCCGAAGCCTATAACGACAAGATCGAAGAGCGCATGAGCGCCGAGATTGAAGTCCAGAAGCTTAAGCAGAACGCTGAGCGTGAGAAGGTCCAAGCGCAGATCACAGTCACGAAGGCCGAAGCTCAGGCTGGAGCGATTCGGGCAACGGCTCAGGCTCAGGCGGACGCTGTTCGACTTCAGGGTGAAGCTGAAGCTGCCGCGATCAAGGCCAAAGGTGCTGCCTTGCGGGACAACCCTACGCTTATCGACCTGACCGCAGCTGAGAAATGGAACGGTTCTCTTCCGACGACCATGGTTCCCGGCTCAGCAACACCTTTTGTCAACGTGAAGTGAGGCACCCATGCGCGACCACGGTAAGGTCATCGGCCCTTCAATAGCCGACAATAAGAGCCTCCTGACGAAGCTCATCCAGCAGGAGCCGATGCTGTTCGGCGCTGAAGCAAAGTTTGCTGACAAGCAAGGGGGTCCTTTAACGGACCTCGCTTTGTTGGCTCTGGAGAACATCGGAGTCGACCGAACAGACCTTCTGGTTGACACAAGGTCACACATGCTGAAGCCCGGATGGTTCCCAGCGATCCCCGGCTGGCACTGCGATGAGGTGCCAAGAGGGAAGGACGGACAGCCTGACCTTTCGTTGATCCCCGAGGACCCTAAAGATCGACCGAACCATTACCTCATCGTTCTCGATGCGGGGACATGCGCGATGACGCATTTCTATCCAACATCTGACCGAAACCTCAGAGGCGACGGGATCATCTGGGAAGGAATGAAGCTGCATAAAGAGGATGCCAATCCTCAAAGCACAGTATGGGGTCATTGTGACCGGCTTATACGTAAATGGGCCTTCCCGTGTGAAATTGAGCCTACACTATCAGGTCACCTTTACGAGTTCGATCAGTTCGACTTTCACACGGCGACTTCAGCCAAGCTCGACGGATGGCGTTGGTTCTTCCGGGCAACGACGAAGTCGAAACGTCCGGTTGCAAACGAAATCCGAAGGCAAGTTCAGGTTTACCTCGGCAACGAGAACGGAGGCTGGTGAGATGGATCAACCTAAACCCCGTGTTCTCGTTGCAGATGGAAAGGTCTGGTGGGCAATTATTGATCTTCACCCTTGGGCAAGACAATTATCTACAGCGCCTTCCGATCACGCAGCAATGAAATCCAGAATTAATCTTCTGCCGTACAGGCTTCGCTCTGTTGTAAGCGAATGGGTGAAAAACAACGTTCCTAAGGATCATTTGTCCGTCAAAAAGTTCCGTAAGCATGGCGAAGCGGGGGAACTAGGTTATCGGCATCGATACTTAGCCGTCTCGTCGGAACACGTTCGGGACGTACTTCAATACATTCAAATCAAAGCAGAGGGAGGGGATTATCGTGCTCGATGGTCTCGCCTTCCTGACAGCAGGACGGCAGCATAATGGATCAACCAATCGCTTACACTAAGGAAGGGCGTCCGCTCTTCGATAACACACCTACGGTTGTCTGCGTCATCGTCCCGGACAACTGCCACAGGTTCTACCTTGCGGTGAAACGTGCGAACGATCCGGGGGAGGGTCTCTGGGCGCTCCCGGGCGGATACCACATGCGCGGCGAGACTTGGCAAGAAGCTGGGGCGCGTGAGGTCTTGGAGGAAACAGGTTACGTCATCGACCCGAAGAAGATCAAACTTCTGTCGATAGAGACCGATGAGTACGACAATAATCTTATCGTGGCGCTCTCTCATTATCCCGAAAGTCCTAACCGATTACCTACAGACGGTGAAGCATCCGATGTCCTCTGGATCAGTCAAGTCGGAAACCCCGACGATTGGGCATTCCCTCGCCACCTAGCGGCACTTGAAAGCCACATGGAAAAACGGAGGAAGGATGCCTTATGGATGCGCCCAAGACAAAAAAGCTACGCGTAATCACCGACAGACACGGGCAGCATCTCCTTGAGCGTCAGCTCAGCGAAACGTGGTGGGCAACCGTAAAGGACCCGCGAGGCCATGTGATTCGTGAAGACAACCTAGAGGTCATCCGTGAGATTGCCGGGGAGTTCTACCCGGACCACGAGCTAAGCGTCCTCTAAACCACACCGGAAAATCAGCAATGAATGCACTCACGCCTATCCAAGGGGCGGTTGAGCTTGACCCCGCTTATCTCCGTCAGATTGACCTAGAGATTGAAATGGTTGGGCTGGGCAAGGACCGCTACTGGGCCAAAACCAAGAAAGACATTGAGAAGGACCGGGGCGCAGGCACCCAGACTGGACGCTACTTAGTTCAGCAGGTGATTGGCCCACTCGCTGAAGGCATCAAGCTATTCGTTGACGATGCCTATTCAGGACGCCCCGGTCCAAGGGCGGTTGCCGCCAAGTTGATCAAGGATATGGACTTCGAAGTCGTCGCTTACCTTGCCGTGAGGGCATTGATCAGTCGTCTTCTGTTCAAACCTAACGTGCCAATGCTGGGGCTAGCGCGGTTGATTGGCAATTCCGTCGAAGCGGAAGCTCGGTTTGCTTCCTTCGAAGCTGATGCACCGGCACTTTATAATACCATTGATCGGAACCTTACCAAGACAGGCGCGACACCCAGCCATAAGGCGCTCGTGTTGAAATACGCGATGGGCAAGAACGATCTGCCTTGGGACAGCTGGACGAGGACCGATTGCATCCACCTTGGGATGAAGCTCATTGAGCTGTGTCAGGAGCACTCAGGGATCATTGAGTTCGCTGAGCAGCAAGTGACATTCAGCGGAGCGTACAAATCTCAGTACCTCGTGAACTTCACACCCAAGGTGGACGAGTGGGTGAAGCAATCGCTCGTCAAAGGTGCAGACTTCCATCCGCTCTACCTGCCGACGATTATCCGGCCCAAACCTTGGACCTCGTTGGAAGGTGGCGGTTACTACAGCAATGCTGTGAAGCCCCTTAGGCTTGTCAGAGGGATGCGTAAGGCTCACCGAAAGCTTCTCGAAGAGGCGGACCTGAGCACGGTCTTTGCGGGTGTCAATGCAATCCAAGAGACGCCTTGGCAGATCAACACAAGCGTCCTCGACGTTATGCAACAGCTTGCCAAGACGAACTCAAGCATTGCCGGAATGGTCCCTGAGGACGACCTGAAGCTTCCCGATAAGCCTCACGATATCGAAACCAATGAAGAAGCCCTGCGGACATGGAAGTGGGCAGCTCGTGACGTACATGTCGCGAACATCCGGCTTCGCAATGATCGCCTGAAACAGGAACAGCTCCTCGACCTCGCTGAGCGGTTCCGAAATGAGACAGCTGTGTATTTCCCTCACACCCTGGACTTCCGGGGCAGGGCGTATCCAGTTCCTCAGGCGCTCAATCCGCAGGGCAGCGATCCAGTCAAAGCTCTACTCAGGTTCACTGAAGGGAAACCTTTGGGCGAACAAGGGGCTAGGTGGTTGGCAATACACGGGGCCAACTGCTTCGGTGTCGATAAGGTTCCTTTTGAGGACCGTGTGTCATGGGTACGGGAGCATGTTGACCAGATATGGAGAAGCGCTATGGCCCCTCTGGAGAACCTCTGGTGGACCGAAGCGGACAACCCTTGGTGTTTCCTAGCATTTTGCTTCGAGTGGTCTTCCTTTCTCGCCCTTCCAGACCATTTCGTCTCTCATCTGCCTGTCGCTCTGGACGGCTCGTGCAACGGCCTTCAGCATTTCAGCGCTATGCTTCGTGATCCTGTCGGAGGTGCAGCGGTTAATCTGATACCTTCAGATCGACCTCAGGACATTTATAAGCAGGTCGCTGACGTGGTGCTGGGAAAGCTTAAGGCGTTTGCTAACGGGGAAGACGAAGAGAAAGCCCGATGGGCCTATGCGTGGCGACACTTCGGCATCGACCGAAAGGTGACCAAGCGTCCGGTTATGGTCCTGCCTTACGGTGGCACCGCTCGATCCTGTCTCAAGTATGTGGACGAAGCCATTCGCGAGAAGATTGCGGGAGGTAAGGAACACAACCTAGGGGAGGAACTTGGGCAAGCAATCGCTTGGCTTTCAAGTCTCGTCTGGTCCAGCATCGGGGACGTTGTGGTCGCTGCTAGGGAAGCCATGGACTGGCTCCAAGGGGCGGCGAGGGTGGCTGCTAAGGAGAACAAACCGCTGTCTTGGGTGACACCGAGCGGCTTCATTGTTCATCAGGCAATCTTCAATACCAAAGAACACAGGGTAAAGACCCGCATCGCAGGAGCACTGACCGTGTTCGTGGATTGGCGGGAAAGCCTCAAGATCAATCCAAATAAACAGGCGACAAGCCTTAGTCCGAACTACGTCCACTCAATGGACGCCTCAGCGATGATGCTTACGGTTGCTCATATGTGGAAAGCGGGTTTCCGTTCTTTCGCAATGATCCACGACAGCTACGCAGTACACGCTTGTGACACTCAAATGCTCTCAGACGTTCTCCGACAGGAGTTCGTTAGGATGTACCGAGTGAACCCTCTTGTCGCCTTTAAGCAGAGAATAGCGGAGACCCTAGACGACCCAGACAAACTTAAAGACCTCCCAGCCTCAGGCACTCTTCAAATAGAAGAGGTGCTTAAGTCTGCCTTTTTTTTCGCATAATAGTTACGCTAGCGTAAGCGTTACGATAATAGGTTACGCAGTAGCCTTTCAGGTTTCTGTATTCCTCAAACAACACATGAGGTTCACCTTACATGAACAATAAGATCACCATTCGTTACGGCGCAGCTCACCACTCGGTTTCGGTCGGGGATGTGACAATCGACTTCTGCAAAGCGCATCGTGACGTTCGTTACCAGACCCGTAAGACCGTTATCGAAGGTCTCCGTGAACTGGGCTACTTCGGGGAGCAGGGTAAGCGTAAGCCTAAAGGGCCACGCAAGGTTACCCGCTTCAAGGGCAAGAAGGGCCACGGGACCCTCGCTCGTCATGGGTGAGCTTGGTTTCATTCTCACTGGATTGGTTCTGGCTATGGCCATGATCTACCTCGCCATGAGCGATGGAGGGCCAACTCTCCATGCCTAAGTTCAACCGAGACGTGATGCACATGGCGCAGCCTAAGGCTGTATCCGATGCCTCCCTTACAATCCTTAACGTGCTCCAAGACAGCCGACCTGAGGTCCAGATTATGGGCGCTGCGGCTGTCTTCCTGGCGTTGTCTGAACACCTGAAGGTCCCAGCACAGGACGTGTTCACCGCAACCAAGAACCTCATCAACGATCAGGACGGAAAGCGTGTCGAGTTCCGCGCCGTCCAAGCTTATCTCGAAGGAGAATTGAATTGACCAAGCACACTTTTAAAGCCGGTGACCGCGTTCGTCGTATCAATCACGACAACAACTCTGTCGTGCGGGTTGGAACTGAGTGGACCGTCGCGTCTGATGACAATGGTTGGTTAGACCTGAAGGAAACTAAACATAGCGGAGGCGCTTCTCGGAACTTCGAGCTGGTCGTTCCGGCCAAGAAGCCTCAGCCGAACCTCAAGGCCAACTTCAGCATCCCTCGGGAAATCATCACGGAAGCAGCGAAAGCTTACGTCAAAGAAGTCTACGGCGTCACGCTTGTGTCAGCCCAGCTCTCTTACGATACAGCACCGGTTCCCCTCCATGCGGAGATTAAGGCCGCATGAACCTCCTCCGCAAAGCAATCCTCACCCTGAAGATGGGCAATCCAATCCCGGCTGATGTCTGGATGAAGCTCTCCGCTCGTGGCTACGACATGCCACGCCTCGAAGCCAAGTACGCACTTTAATCAAAAGGAATACCCGAACATATGGCAAAAGAAGCACGTAAGAAGAACCCGACATTCATGTCCGATAAGGGTACGGCAGTTTACCCGAAGCTGACGACCATCGACTACGGCACCAAGGACTATCCCAAGCCAGACGGCGAGTACTCCGTCAAGCTCCGCATGTCCAAGGATGAAGCCGAAGACATGCTTGATCGCAAGAACAAGGATGGCGTCACCCTTCGTGAAATCCACGCCCAAGCGATTGAGGAGGGTCACACTGAATTTGCGAAGCTCCCTGTAGCCAGCCGTAAGAAGCTCGGCTCTCTCACAGAGAACCCACTTTACACCGAGGTCTACGATAAGGAGACCGAAGAGCCGACTGGTGATGTCGAGTTCAAGTTCAAGCGGAAAGCCTCAGGCACCCGTAAGGACGGCAAGAAGTGGGAAGCCAAGCCAGACCTCTTCGATGCCAAGGGTCGCAAACTAGGTAAGGGCGTTGAAATCTGGGGCGGTTCGACGCTCAAGGTTGCCTTTGAGGCTTCCCCTTATTTCGTCTCGGGGCAAGGCTCGGCGGGTCTGTCACTTCGTCTTCAGGCTTCACAGGTCATTGACCTTGTGTCGAACGGCCAGCGTGACGCCTCGGGTTACGGCTTCGAAGCTGAAGAAGGTTATGAGTACGATCCTGAGGATTATCGTGAGGACATCGAAGAGAAGTCCGAAGGTGGTTCTGAAGGCAACGATGACAACGGCCCAGCGGACGGCGACGAAGACTTCTAAGCTTGCCACGTAAAGTGAAAGCCTCTGCTCAGATCGGTTATGCCAATGGCTTCCGCTCTGGGCTGGAGGGCAAGGTATCCGTAGCGCTCGATAATGCCGGATACACCTACGCCTACGAAGGCTACCGCGTTGAATACGTCTGGCCTGCTCGAAAGTCGAAATACACGCCGGACTTCCCGCTCCTCCATAACGGCATCATTGTCGAAACCAAGGGGCGCTTCCTCACCGAGGACCGTCAGAAACACCTTCTGATCAAAGAACAGCACCCGGACTTAGACATCCGGTTCGTGTTCTCCAATTCCAAAACCCGCATCTCCAAGGCTTCGCAAACCACTTACGCAAAGTGGTGTGAAACCCACGGCTTCCTATACGCAGACAAGAGCATCCCTCAGGACTGGCTCGATGAAGCGCCTAACGCAAAACGTATGGAAGCGATGCTCAATCTCATCCCAGCAACCAAGAAAGCTTCAAAATGATCAAGAAGATCATCGCATTCGTCCGCCGCAAGCCGACCACAGAGAACGCCCTTCGCGGTATGTCCAAGGCTCTCGACCAGCTTCAAGAAGTCGTCACCCATGAGAACACTGAAATTGATCGTCTGGATGACGTTATCGAGACTGCGGCCTGTGACCGCCTTGATGCCTTCAAGCGCCGTGATCGTGCGTCGAAGGTAGCTGAACGTTTCGCAGACCTGTTGGCATAAGGAGAGAACTTAATGAAAACCCTAGGTGTAACCATTTATCTGCTCCTTCTCGTCGCAATTCTGGCAGCTATCGGCGGCTGGATCGCTAATCTTTTCAAGGTGTTCGGACTGCTTGTTGCACAAGGAGTTGACCTTACGGGTGAACTGGTCGTCCGTGTAATCGGCATCGTGATCCCGATCATCGGCGCAATCGCAGGTTACCTTTGATCCGACCCGGACCAAGCATAAGGGACATTGCAGGGCATCTTGCTGGTCCCTTGATGGACGAAGCCGAGGAAGTGACGAAGCTCACGCCGAGTGAGTTGGAAGCTAAAGTCCGAGAGAACGGCCTTTCAAGAGAAGATGTGCGGCAGGTTTCTGCTGCCCTCGACTTGATTATGCGTGAGGCTTTCCTCTTGAGCATGAAAGTTAAGCAAGCCTTCGATCTTTGATGGATCAGGCTCACGAGGAGAGCTTTCTCCTCCAGAAGGAGCCATGCCCAGCGTGTGGCTCCAGAGACAATCTAGCCCGGTACTCAGACGGCCACGGCTATTGCTTTGGCTGCGGACATTACGAGCCGGGGGACAAGGATCACCACAATATGGAGAACAAGCCGACAGGGGTACGCCCCACTCGGGCGGATTTGCTCGACCTTGGGGAACCTTCAGGCTGGCCTAGTCGAGGCATTTCAGAAGACAGCGCTCAGAAATGGGGCTTCACCAAGTCTACCTATTCCTTACCCGCTAAGAACGGCATCGCTGCAACCTCAAGCAATGAACCCGTTCGCGTATTCAACTATCGAAATGCGAGTAATCAAGTCGTTGCCCAGAAGGTACGCTTCAAGGGGAAAGATTTCCGTTTCCTAGGCGACACAAAAGAGGCTGGTCTTTACGGAATGCATCTCTGGCGTGACCGAGGGAAGCGTGTCGTCATCGTTGAAGGCGAGATGGATGCAATTTCTTTGTCACAGATGCAGGGCCATAAGTGGCCTGTCGTGTCTATCCCGAATGGGGCGCAAGGTGCAGCTAAGGCGCTCTCAAAGAACATCGACTGGCTCGAACAGTTCGATGAAATTGTCCTGCTATTCGATAACGACGAGGCAGGTCAAGTCGCACTAGACGATTGCAAGAAGGTAGCCTTCACACCCGGAAAGCTCCGCATTGCTCGACTTCCTGAGGACCTCAAGGACGCCAATGAGGCACTCGTAGCGGGACGCATCAAGGAAACCCTCGACTGTCTTTGGGACGCCAAGGTTTACCGACCTGACGGCATCCTGAGCGTCGATGACATCATGGATGACATCCTCACTCCGACCGAGATGGGCATTCCGTGGTGGCTTCCCGGTCTCACTGACGCGACCTATGGCAGACGCTATGGGGAAATTTATGCAGTCGGCGCGGGAACTGGTGTGGGAAAGACAGACTTTCTCATGCAGCAGATAGCTTATGATATCAATGATTTAGAGCTAACTGTTGGAGCAATCTTTCTGGAGCAACGTCCCCGGGAAACTGCTCAGCGTGTCGCCGGTAAGCTGGCTGGCAAAATGTTCCACATCCCGAACGGCGACTGGAACGCTGAGGAACTCCGAAGGGCTGCTTCTGAGCTGCAAGGAAAGGTCTTCTTCTACGACAACTTCGGTCAGACCGACTGGGACGTTGTGAAGGGACACATTCGGTACATGGCGGTGAGCCTTGGCGTCCGCGTGTTCTACCTCGATCACCTTACGGCTATGGCCGATACAGGCGACGAGAAGGGTTCCATCGAGCAGATAATGAAAGAGATGGCCGGTATCGCCCAAGAGCTGGACATCATCATCACCTTCGTATCGCACCTATCGACACCCGATGGGAAGCCTCACGAAGAAGGTGGCCGCGTCATGATCCGGCACTTCAAGGGTTCCCGTGCAATCGGCTTCTGGTCCTACTTCATGTTCGGCCTAGAGCGCGATCAACAGGCCGACGATCCTGAAATCAAAACCACGACCATCTTCCGCATTCTGAAGGACCGCTACACCGGCAAGGGTACGGGCCAGACGTTCTTGCTGGGTTTCGACCAGGAGGCAGGACGCCTGTTTGAACGCGAAGATGATCCTTTCAAGAAACAGGACAGCGCCTCTCATGGCTTCCGAGACGAAACACGGGAGACTGAGCCAGAGGACTTCTAAGAGGTGAATTGAGCCGAACATTAATATTCGACCTTGAGAGCAATGGGCTTCTTGAGGAAACGACTGTTATCCATTCGCTAGTCATCAAGGACCGTGGGACCGGGGAAATCTGGTCCTGCTCCGATAGCTACCCCGAGGATACACCGAAGGATTTTTACAGACCTTCGATAACACACGGCCTTCACATGCTGGCCGCAGCTGACATCATTGTCGGCCACAACATCCAATCCTTCGACATTCCAGTGATCCAGAAGCTTTACCCTTGGTTCAAACCTAAGGGCATCGTTCGCGACACCTTGATCATGTCTCGGTTCATGTATGCCGAGATGCTCCGAAGCGACATCGAGTTCCACGAAAGCCGAACCAAGAAAGGCAAGAAGTGGATCGAGAAGAAGCTCTGGGGACGCCACAGCCTAGAGGCTTGGGGGCAACGTCTAGGTGTCTGGAAAGGCGACTACGGCCATAAGCGGGAAGAAGAAGGAAAGGCGCTCGGCCTTAAGGGGCCACAGCTCACTGCATATGTCTGGGGAACATGGTCCAATGAAATGCAGGTCTATTGCGTTCAGGATGTTGAGGTCACTGAAAAGATACTCAACAAGCTTGAGGGCAAGGGCAACTCCGAAGAGAGCATCAACCTTGAACATGATGTTCGCAGGATCGTCACCCGACAGGAGAACTACGGCTTCGGCTTTAACGAGCGCAAGGCGGCAGAACTTTACGGCACCTTAAGCCAGCGCAAGGCTGAGCTTGAGCGGGAACTTCAGAAGGTATTCAAGCCTTGGTTCCGCAAGGGTGATCGCATGTGTCCGACAACGGACCGACAGATCAAACGCCCTGACCTCGGTATTGAGGTTGTCGTCAAGAAATACTCCAAGGTGACGGGCAGGGAAGTCAAGCCGTACATCGGTCCAATCTTCGACCAGTACATTAAAGACGGCCCTTATACCAAAGTAACTCTTCAACCTTTCAATGCAACCAGCCGGTTCGATATCGCAGATCGGCTTAAGGTCATCTACGGATGGAAACCTAAGGAGTTCACCAAAGACGGTCACGCAAAGATCGATGAAGAGGTGCTCTCTAAGCTGAAATATCCGGTGATCCCGCAGCTCCTCGAATACCTCATGATCCAGAAGCGGATCGGGCAGGTGGCAGAGGGCAAGGAAAGCTGGCTCAAGCACTGCAAGAATGGCCGCATCCACGGCAGAGTAAACACGGCAGGCGCTGTCACAGGTCGAATGACCCACAGCACTCCTAACATTGCTCAGGCTCCTTCAGGACGCGCACCTTATGGTCACGAATGCCGTGAACTGTTTGTTGCTGGTCCGGGGAAGAAGCTAGTCGGCTGTGATGCCGATGCTTTGGAACTTCGAGACCTCGCTGGATATATGGCTGCTTATGATGGCGGCGCGTACATCAAGACGGTCCTTGAAGGGAAGAAAGAAGAAGGCACCGACATGCACACGCTCAACGCTGCGGCTTTGGGCTGTTCTCGTGATGACGCAAAGACTTGGTTCTATGCTTTCATTTACGGTGCCGGTGACTTCAAGCTCGGTATGATCCTTGCGGCGAAGGGTTCGACGGCTGCAATTAAACGGGCAGGTGCGGAAAGCCGCGCCAAGTTCCTTAACAGCCTCCCAGCGCTGAAGAAGTTGACCGAACGGGTGAAGGCGAAAGCTGCCGCCACAGGGACACTCAAGGGTCTCGATGGGCGCATCCTAACGGTTCGCTCAGGTCACGCAGCGCTGAACACCTTGCTTCAGTCGGCAGGTGCAATCCAGATGAAGAGAGCTTTGGTCATCCTAGACAACGACCTACAGGCAGCGGGGCTGGTTCCCGGTGTCCAATATGAGTTCGTCGCGAATGTTCATGACGAATGGCAGATCGAGGTAGATGAAGACAAAGCAGAGTTCGTCGGCAAAACGGCAGCAGCAGCTATCGCCAAAGCCGGGGAATATTACAGCTTCCGTTGCAAACTTGCTGGCAACTACGACATCGGCAGCAACTGGGCGGAAACACACTAAGGCTGGCCCCCACGGCCCCGGCTACGTTTACGTTGTGACAAACCAAGCGTGGCCGGGAAAGTGCAAGATCGGGTTCGCCAAAAGTCTGACCAATAGGATCAGACAGATGAACACCAACGACCCCTTCAGGTCATACCAATATCACGACACTCGGAGGTTTGATGACCGCTCTCTGGCTGAGAAGCGTGTTCACGGGCTGGTGGCTGGGTTTCGCATCCCCGGCACCGAATGGTTCGATTTACATCCCGACGATGCAGTCAAGTTTCTACGAAAGGTCAAAGCATAAGAACACTTCTGATTGACGGCGATATCCTCGTTGTCAGCACATGTGCCGCAGCTGAAAAGGAAGTAGACTGGGGCGACGACCAGTGGACCGTAACGTCAGACATCAAGTCGGTTAAGGCCACAATACTCGACGCAATCGAGAACATTAAGAAGGACCTTGAGGCCCAAGAGGCGATCATTACGCTTTCCATGGGTTTGACCTTCCGTCACGAAATCTTCGAACCTTACAAGAAAGGCCGAGGGCGAAAGCCTGTCGGTACTGGCGAGGTGAAACGCTGGCTCATCGAAGAGCAGGGCGCAAAGCTGAAGCCGGGGATCGAAGCTGACGACACCATGGGCATCCTTTCGACGCACCCTAGGCTGATCAAAGGCGAGAAGGTGATTGTGTCTGCCGATAAGGACATGATGACTATTCCTGGACTGCTTTATCGTGACGGTGAAATCATCACTGTGACCGAGGAAGAGGCTGACCGTAACTGGCTCACTCAGACACTTACGGGTGACGTGACGGACAACTATCCGGGCCTCAAAGGGTACGGCGCAAAGAAAGCTGAGAAGTTCCTAGACGGTATCCCTGAGGGTGAAGACCCGTGGCCGCATATTGTCCAGCTCTTTACCGACAACGGTTTCGATGAAGAGTACGCGCTCACTCAGGCTCGAATGGCACGTATCCTTCGTTGGACCGATTACGATTACAAGAAGAAGGAGGTTAAGCTCTGGCGTCCAAGCTGATCGCCCTCACAGGCAAGGCAGGGAGTGGGAAGTCCGAAGTGGCTTCCTACCTCGTAGACGGCCACGGGTTCCAGCTCGTGAAATTCGCAGGGCCACTTAAGGCAATGCTTAGGGGCTACTATCGTGAGCTTGGGCTGACCGAAGAGGAAATCGACAGGCGACTGGAGGGTGACCTCAAGGAAACGCCTGATCCTCACCTTTCAGGTCGAACACCGCGTCACGCTATGGAGACCTTAGGAACAGAATGGGGCAGGGATCAGATGGCCCCTGAGTTCTGGACGAATGCAGCTGAAGCAAAGATTAAAGGCTCACAGGCAAATTTGATCGTTGTTGATGATTGCAGGTTCCCTAACGAAGCCCATGTGGTTCGACGCTTGGGCGGCTCAGTGGTGCAGGTTAAGTCAGCCCGAGGTCGTCGTAAGGTCTCCAAACACAAGGCCGAGAAGGGACTTGCACCTGCTCTGGTCGACCACTCGTTGGACAACAATGAAGGCATCGGCGCTCTACGGAAGGGCATCGACACGTTTCTCTTCGGTCTCAAATGAATAGGTTACGCAGTAGCAGTTTTGAACAGCCCGACCTCGAATGTCCTGCTGTCTCAAAGGCGTTGGTGGAATATCTGCAAAAGGTATTCCCCGACCGACTGCCAACAGACCGCACTATTAACGAACGCAAACTGGGAGAGCTGTTCGGCCAACAGGACGTAATTGTCCATTTGCTGAGCCGCCTCCAAGAGCAGGAAGAGACCGTCCTTGTGTAAACCAAAGACGCCGAAGATTGAGAAGGCGGACCCTGTTCAGGCACCTCCTCCAGTCGCTTCGGCACCCGTGGCTCCGGTGCTCAATGAAAGCTCTGGCGCTGCCGATTCAAACGGCAATAGCGCAGCTCTCAAGCGCCGGGGCCGTGCGTCCCTGACTATTCCACTCCTTCAGTCCACAGGCTCAGGCATTAATATCCCGACCTAATGAATGGCTGAAGAGCAGGATAAAGTATCCGCGAAAGCTCTTTACGAACAGCTCGTCACCGACAGAGACCCATATCTTCGTCGTGCTCGACGTGCTGCTGAACTGACGGTCCCCTCGCTATTCCCTAAGGATGGCGTTGGGGCATCGACAGATTTCGAAGAGCCTTCGCAAAGTCTCGGAGCCAGAGGTATTCGCAACCTCGCATCAAAGCTCCAAATGGCATTGTTCCCTGTGAACGCGCCTTTCTTCAAATACACAGTCGATGACTTGGCGCTCCAACAGCTTACACAAGCTGAAGGCCAGCGAGGAGCCGTCGAGAAAGCACTCAACTCCCGAGAACGCGCTGTTCTTGATGAGATGAATGGTTCGCTATTCCGTCCCGTTTCTTTCGAAGCGTGTCGTCAGCTGTTGATCGCTGGGAATTATCTTCTCTTTATCCCGAAGAAAGGTAAGCCTCGTGGCTTCAGGCTGAGTTCTTACGTGGTCAAGCGCGATGCTGCCGGTAACGTAATCGACATCGTAATCAAAGAAAGCATGGCTCGGACAGCGTTGCCACCTGATGTGGTCGCTCATCTGAATGCTGTGGACACCCTTGAGGACGCCGAACGTGACAGCAAGGTCGATGTTTATACGCACGTTGCGAAAGACATTGACGGCGAAACATACACAGTCACTCAGGAAGTCGATGGCGTAGAACTCCCGACCGATTACGCAGGAACGTACACCAAGGACAATCTACCTTGGATTGCGCTTCGCTTCACGTACATCGAAGGCGAGAACTATGGCCGCTCATTCTGTGATGAGTACATTGGCGACCTAGCGACACTCAACGGCCTGACCAAAGCTCTCCGCGATGGCACCATTCAGGGCGCTAAGGTTGTCTGGATGGTTCACCCAAACAGCACTGTGAGCGTTCGTAAGCTGGCCGCTGCGGAGAACGGTGAGTTCGTCCAAGGTGACCACCAAAGTGTAATCCCGCTTCAGCTCAACAAGGCGTCCGACTTCTCGGTTGCTGAGCGTTTCATTGCCCAGCTCACCGAACGGCTTCAGTTTGCCTTCCTTCTCAATACCGCGATCCAGCGGAACGGGGAGCGGGTGACTGCTGCTGAAATTCGGTACATGGCCGGTGAACTCGATCAAGGCTTAGGTGGCGTCTACTCGCTGCTCTCTGAAGAGTTCCAGCTGCCAGTCGCTAAGCTCTACGAACTACGCATGATGTTCGTCCGTAAGGTGCCTCCGCTTCCTAAGGAAATCACCAACACGGCGATTGTCACTGGCTTGGATGCACTCGGTAGGGGCAACGATCTGAACAACCTCGACGCTCTCGTTGCGGGTGCCGCTCAGGTTGTCGGCGCAGATCAGGTCGCTCGTTATCTCAACGCTGGGGAATACTTCAAGCGCCGTGGTGCTGCCTTAGGCATCGACATGTCGGGTCTCATCAAGACGGAAGAAGAGCTGGCTCAGGCTGACCAACAGGCTCAGTTGATGGCGATGGCTCAGAACCTTGGCCCTCAAGCAATTGCCCAGATGGGCGGATTAGCAAAACAGGAAATGGTCGGTGCTCAGAATGGCACTCCGACACCCGAACCCGCAGAGGAAGAATAATGGCTGAAGAAGCTAAGACACCCGAAACTCCAGTTGTCGCACCTGAAACAACATCTGAGGTGAAGACGAAAGCTGCTCCAAAGGCCAAAGCTCCAGAGCCGGTCAAGGGTCAGGTTACGTTTAACTCTGGTGTAACTTACATTCCGGTGAACGCTTAATGAGTGAAGTCAACTCTGTAGTTATCCAGTCGGCAGACGCAGCACCAACAGGTGAGGCGGTTGAACAGGCACTTGCTGAAGCAGCCGCTAACGCTCCGACTTCGACTGAAGAAGCTGCTGCAAAGCTTGCTGCGGAACGTGAACAGAGCGAGCGCCCCGAGTGGCTCAACGAGAAGTTCAAGTCGCCTGAGGACCTCGCTAAAGCCTATGCCGAACTTGAGGCAAAACTAGGCGCAGCACCTGAAGAAGCGGCTGAGGCCAATGCTGAAGAGGCACCCAAGGAAGAAGATACATCCGAAGAAAAAGAAGAGGATGTAGCAGCTAAGGTTGACGTATCGAGCTTTGAAGCTGAGTACGCCGAGAAGGGTGAACTTTCTGAAGAGAGCTATGCAAAGCTCGAAAGCATTGGCTTCAGCCGCGAGACTGTTGACGCATACAAGCGTGGGCAGGAGGCTCTTGCTCAGATTGCAACACAGCGCCTTACGGATGCTGCGGGTGGCGAGGAAGAGCTGAGCCGGGTTCTCACTTGGGCCAAGACCGGATTGACACCTGAGCAGGTCGATAAGGCCAATGAAATCTTTGGCAGCAACGATATCGAAGCGGCTGTCCTTAAGATGGAGGAAGTCCGTGGCCTGTACTCAAAGGCAACTGGAGCTGATCCTCAGAAGCGCCTTGAGGGAAACCCTTCGACGCGCGTTGAGGGTTACGGAGGTTGGGCTGAAGTGATGCGCGACATGTCGAACCCCAAATACAAGACCGATGAAGCCTTTCAGGCCAAGGTCGCTAACAAGCTGGCGGCATCGCGCATCTGATGCGTCCTATCAACTTACTGGTGTGGCACTGTGCTGCCACGCCTGAAGGTAAGCCTTTCACTGCTGCTGACATTGATCGTTGGCATAAACAGCAGGGCTGGGCCGGAATTGGTTATCACTACGTTGTCCTCTTAGACGGCACGATCCAGAAAGGACGACCTGTTGAAACCGTTGGTGCTCACGTTCAGGGCCACAACACGGGATCGATTGGTTGCGTCTATATTGGTGGCGTCGATAAAGACAACAGGTTCGCCAAGGACACCCGGACACCTGCCCAGAAGGCAGCAATGATCCAGCTTACCAAAGACTTGCTCAAGCAGTTCCCGACGATCAAGCGTATCGCGGGACACAATGAGTTCGCCAACAAGGCCTGTCCGTCCTTTAAAGTGCCGGATGACCCCCTTGGTAAACTCTTGAAATGAGACAAAAGGCCAGCCGCCGCAGGACTTCGAAGTTCTGGCTAGCGGTTACCTTATTGGTCTCCTTCACCGCCTTATTCATGGCCTTATGGTTCCGACTTGAGACTGCCGCAGCTGCGATCACAGTGATGATCCCTGCTGTGTACGGTGCTTATGTCGGGATCGGCCATATGGATTACAGGCAAACCTTCAATAAATCACCTGAGGATTACCCTTGAACGTAATCTATAAGTGGCTCATCGCCTTAGTCGCGGTGCTTGCACTGTTCGGCTTTATCTATGCCAAAGGGCATTCTGAGGCCAAAGAAAAGGCTGAACTACAGGCCACTCGGCAGGAACTCAGTGAGCTGTACTACTCAATCTCAAAGGAGCGTGAGGCGCGTGTAGCCGATGCTCGACTTGCTGAAGAGGCTGCGGTTCGGGCCGATGCACTGAGAACCAAAATCACCAACTTACAGGAGTACGCCGATGCGCTTGCTGACGCTGGCCGTGAGTGTCTGTCTAGTGCTGACACTGAGCGGTTGCGCGACATTTGGAACTAAGCTTTCTGCTCCGGTTTACCCTGAGCTACCTGCGGACTTACGCCTATGTTTCGACAAGGAAGTGCCGCGGCCAAAGCAAGGACCGCTCACAAAGAAGCAGGTGATCGCGCTAATCGCTTCGCTCAAGACTTCGGAAGCAGAGAAGACCGCATGTGGTAAACGCCTGATTTCATTCTACGACAACGTAACGCTCTGACGATGACGGGCCGGGGGTGGGGACGTAAGTGACCCTCCCTCGGAAGTCCAAAAACCAGCGATGATCCTCTCCACAGTTATAGATCAATTCAGCATTCTCAATGTTCCACATTCCTGTCTCTGTCACAACAGCGCCCAGTAAATCCGTATCTAAACGGTTCAACAGAACAGCGTAGTTGGGATCGTCTTGGTCTAATGAAAATCCGACAATGCCGTCTAGAGATGGTACAATCTCTAAACTATAGAGGTCTAGTAATGGCTGACGCAGATTTCCCTTGTCGTCGACAAATTTTACGTAAGGGTATGTATGAGTTACATAGGGGGTATTACTTACATTATTACTTTCCATAGTCACCTCGGTAATTAACATTTCTTAATTATAAGCGTGAATCGCTAGATTCGCAACTATTCCTATTGCCTAGTTCTGACTGATCACACTTGCACTCTTGCAGGTGATCTCAAGGAACCAAGGATGTCTCACAAGAAGACACTTGGGACCCACCAACGTTCACCTGCGGGTGTTCGAAGCTGGATAATCTCAATACTCTGACTGTGCTGCTCCGAGGTCCGCGCAAACCTCAGAACAACATAGGAATATACAACATGGCTGATGCTATTGTTTCTCGTCTTGGTCAGGCAAACGGTGCTGGTGACGTAAAGGCAAACTTCGTTAAGGTCGCTACTGGCGAAATCATGACTGCTTTCACTCAGACTGCTGAGTTCACTGACAAGCAGCTGGTTCGTTCCATCAAGGAAGGCAAGTCCGCTTCGTTCCCAGTAACTGGCCGCACTTCGGGTGCTCGTTACCACACTCCGGGTGAGCAGGTTCTCGGCTCGGTTGTGAAGTTCAATGAGCGCGTTATCACCATTGATGACCTTCTGCTCACTGACTACTTCACCGCCAACATTGACGAGGCGATGAACCACTTCGAAACTCGTTCGGAAATGACTAAGCAGATGGGCGAAGAACTCGCTCAGGCTTATGACCGCAACGTTGCTATTACGGCAGTTCTGGCTTCCCGTAAGGGTCCAGTTGTCGATGGCCTTCCGGGCGGCGGTAAGCTTGTGAAAGCTGACCTCCTGACTGATAGCGATGCTCTCGCTGCTGTTCACTTCGACGCTGCTGCTGTCTTTGACGAGAAGTTCGTCCCAGCAAGTGATCGTTACTCCTTCATGAAGCCTGTGCAGTATTACATGCTGTCGCAGAACACGAAGGTGATCAACAAGGACTGGGATGGTCGCGGTTCGTATGCGGATGGTAAGGTAATCAAGATTGCCGATATCACCCTCGTTAAGACTGCAAACCTGCCTAATGGCAAGAACGTCACGACTGGCCTTGCCAAGTATCAGGGCGACTTCACCAACACAGCAGGTCTTATCATGAATAAGTCCGCAGTCGGCACAGTGAAGCTCCTCGATCTGGCAATCGAAAGCGAATACATGGTTTCCCGTCAGGGTACTCTTGTCGTCGCTAAGTACGCTGTTGGTCACGGCGAGCTTCGTCCTGAGTGCGCTCTGGAACTGGCAATCGCCTAATCCACTCGCACTTTAACCCATACCGGGGTCCCTTAGCTGGGGCCTCGGTTTTTTCGTTTAGGAAACTCTGATGGCCCTCGGGCTGGCACCTTTAACTGAACTTGAGGCTGTCAACGAAATCCTCGCAGTAGGTTCGAACAGTCCCGTATCTACGCTCGATGAGAACCAAGTCATCGACGCTTCACTGGCCCAGAGCACACTCCGATCAGCCTTGATCGAGATACTCAGCAAAGGCTGGTACTTCAACACTGAGGAAGACCTTGAGCTTGTCCCCGATCAGGACGGACGCATTAGGCTCCCTCGAAATACCCTTAGGCTTCGGGCTTCCGGTGGCTCAAAGGGCAGCAAGTTGGTTCAACGAGGGACGACCCTCTATGACAAGACCAACAAAACCGACAAGTTCACCGCATCCGTAACCGTTGAGCTGGTTCTCGCACTTGAGTTTGAGGACCTTCCGTCAACCGTTCGCATGTACGCAACGGTCACCGCAGCGCGTCGATATCAGGACCGCTTCTTCGGTGATCAAGCTGTTCACTCCTATACCATCGAAGACGAACGCTATGCTCGTGCTGCCATGATGGACGAGGAACTGGATAATCAAGGAGCCAATATGCTCAACGATAGCCAGACCATTCGGGACCTTTCTGCCCGTTCCTAATGGCTAAGATTTCTGGCTCTATCGCCAACTTTGCGAATGGTATCAGCCAACAGGCTGTCGCTCTTCGTCTCGCAACACAAGGTGAGGAACAGGTAAACGCTTATTCGACCGTCATTGATGGCCTTAAGAAGCGCCCTCCGACCTCCCGTGTCGCAACGCTTGGCACAGACTTTCCCGATAACGTTCACAGTCACTCGGTAAATCGAGACACGCACGAACGTTATTCGATCCTAACGACACCTTCAGGCATTCGAGTATTCGACCTTCAGGGCAACGAGAAGGTTGTCCGAACGCATGTCGGCTGGGATTACCTTTGGTACGACCCTTCAGTACACGCTACAGCACCTTACAAGATGCTCACGGTTGGTGATTATACGTTCATCACGAACACTACAGTCAAAACTAAAATCTCCAGCATCACCGAACCCCTGTCACCTTCTGAAGCGCTCGTGCATGTCATGGCCGGAAACTACGGTAAAGACTACACGATTTCGATCAACGGAACCGAAGTAGCTCGTTACTCGACGCCTGACGGTACGAGCGGCGCTCAGTCTCCCGGTGTTGACACTTCATATATTGCTCGTCGTTTGGCGTTTGGCGAGATGAAGGACCTTGGGAAGACCGTTAATGGCGACATCGCGTGGAAATATAAGGCAACTGATAAAAGCATTCAGGAGACCACCCTCGGGTTCACGGTGAAGGTGTTCAAGGGAACGATCTATTTCCGCAGGGATGATGGGCAACCCTTCAGCATCGGCGTCGAAGACGGCTACAACGGCCATTCGATGAAAGCCGTACAGAAGGAAGTGCAGGACTTCTCCGATCTGCCTTCGTTCACCGAAGATGGAATGGCAATCAAAATCACAGGCTCGGTCTCGACCAAGTACGATGATTACTATGTCAGGTTCCAGAAGCATTCAGCTGAGGATGACATATCGACGCCGGGAGTTTGGCGAGAGATTCCAGCCCCGGGTGTTGCCAAGGGGTTCGAAGCTCAGACAATGCCTCACGCACTTGTAAGAGAAGAGGACGGCTCATTCACTTTTAAGTCTCTGAGCTGGGATGAACGTAAAGCCGGTGATGAAGAGGTCAACCCTCCGCCCAGCTTCGTCGGAAAGACGATCAACGATATTGTCTTCTTCAAGAACCGCTTGGGCTTCCTCTCGGGAGAGAACGCAATCTTGTCGCGTCATGGCTCGTACTTCGACTTTTGGCGGATGACGGCAACTGCGATGATGGATGATGACCCGATTGACGTTTCCAGTGCCGAGACCAACGTTTCTGTTCTTCGTCACGGCCTTTCTTTCGCTGATCGATTGGTCCTCTTCGCGGATCAAGTTCAGGCTCACCTTTTGGGAAGCGAATTGCTTACCCAGAAGTCAGCTTCAATGCGTGTCACCACGGCCTATCAGGTTTCATCTAAGGTTCGCCCTGTTGCGACCGGCGATGTGATCTTTTTTCCGGTGGACCGAGGCCAGTTCTCGACTGTCCGTGAGTATCGAATTGATGCTGCGACAGGTGAGGCCACGGCAGAGGATGTCACAGGACACGTTCCTCAGTACATCCCCGGGTCAATCGAGAAGATGGCCGCTAGTACGCACGAGGATATTCTGATTGTCCGCTCGGATAAGGATGTGGCTTCGCTCTACGTCTATAAATATTACTGGGCAAATGATCAGAAGCTTCAGGCCTCATGGTCGAAATGGACGTTCCCCGGCGTTACTAAGGTTCTCGACTTCTGGTTCGTGAATAGCCAGCTTTATGTGCTCCTTAAGCGCCTCAATGAGACGTTTATCGAGACGATGGAAGTTCAGCCAGGCGGAACCGATACTGACATGCATTTCGTCGTCAATCTCGATCATCGCTACCGTCAGGAAGGCTACGAGCTTCGCACGTATGATCCATACAACAAGGAGACGCGGGTCCCCATGACCTACGACTTTTCACGTCTGGACTTCATTTGTGTGTCGGCGGGAGACCCTTCCTCTCCGATATCTCCGGGGCTGCGGCTTCAGATTAAGGAGAAGGGGACGAACTATGTGATCCTCGACGGGGACATGCGAAGGGTGCCTCTTTATTTCGGCCTTGAGTACACCATGAGGTATCGCCTATCGCGCATCTTCATCCGCAAGGCAGGGCAGAACGGAGGTGTGACTACGGTCACTGAAGGCAGACTTCAGCTTCTCCAGTTGCTGGTTCAGTATTCCAAGACGGCCTACTTCCGCGTTGAAGTTACGCCACTCGCTCAAGCCACACGCTCGTATGTCACTAATGGTCGCCTCATGGGTGACCCGATGAACACCACAGATAGCGTGACGCTTTCAGATGGAACGTTCGCTCTTCCGGTCCTCTCGAAGAATGATCGAGTGGAAATCGACATCGTTTCAGACAGTTACCTCCCTTGCTCCGTTCTTTCGGCTGAGTGGGTGGCAAACTACGTCCAGAAATCGCAGAGGATGTAATGAAGGAAATCCGCAGGGCAACGGCTGAGGACGCAAGGAAACTTGCCCCTCGGCTTCGGCCTGAAGACAGACGTGAGTGTCTCTCGGCATCCGGTTTACCTCCTGAGGTCATCCTGCCGCTCTCGGTTTCGAGGGAAGAGGTTTACGTCTTCACAGACAACGGGTCCCCTGAGGTCATCTTCGGGGTCTCGCCTGTCCAGCATTACCCGCACCTCGGGCTGATCTGGATGATGGCAAGTGAGAAGCTTTCAGCCTATCGCAGAGAGCTTGTTACGCTTGTCCCTAAGCAGATCGACAAATTCCACGAGAAGTTTCCCCTTCTGGGTAACCATGTGGATGCCCGAAACAAGGTTCACGTTAGCTGGATCAAACGGTCTGGTTTCAGCTTCCTCAGGGTTCTCCCGAGGTATGGCATTGATCAGACACCATTCATTGAGTTCGCAAAACTAAGGAAACCCTGATGTGCATTGGCGCAGTGGGGATGGCAATCGCTCAGTTCGCAATCAGCGCCGCAACTACGGTTATGAGCTTTGGGGCAGAGCAGGCCGCATATAAGGCTCAGCAGCAGCAGTACGAGAACAACCGCATTGAGGCTAATAAAGCCGCAACGGATAACTACGCTGCTACTCAGCTCCGTATGCAGCAGGAGCAGAAAGCCGCTTCACAAGAACTTCAGAAGACACAGACAGAAGCCGCTCAGGCGAGGGCAACCGCTCAAGTCGCAGCAGGTGAGGCCGGTGTTTCCGGTCTGTCCGTAGATGCCCTTATCGGGGACTTCTACAACCAAGAGGGCCAGTATGAACGCACCCTCGATAACAACATGCAGATGCAGGCCGATGCCCTAAGGGCCGACATGGACGGCACCATGCATCAAACCGCAAGTCGTATCAATTCCGTCTCGCAGGGCCAGAAGCCGTCATTCGCAGGTGCAGCAGTTCGCATCCTCTCAGGAGGACTGGAGAGCTACGGCACGTATCAGCGTTACAAATCGGCAGCTAAGCAGACGGGCTAAGAAGAGGAATGAATATGGCACAGGGGCGCGTACAAACTCCCGAGTTCCGCAATAATCTAAAGCTGCAACCCGCAGCCCGACCCGTGGACACCTATGAGGCCCCTGCCGCTATTCCTCGGGATGACAATACGGCAAGACTGGTGGACGCCCTTTCGGCATTCTCCGGTCAGATCGGCCAGCTTGCTCCAGTTCTCGGGGCAGCACAGGCAAGCCGAAATAAGGACGCCAACGAGGCAGCTTTGGCCGAACGTCAGAACTTCTTCATGAAGGCTTCTCCAGAAGAGCGCCGCCAGTTCGTCATTAATAAGCATGGGCTGGACAAAGCAGATAAGCTTCAGGCCGCAGCTATCGGGAAGATGGATGGTGCTCAGTTCGCTGAAATGGTCCAGAACGAAGTCCTGATGGACATGCAAGAGAACTTCGACTGGGACAATGGCGACCCCGAGACTTATGCCCGGGAGGTTCTCCAGAAGAAACTTCATGAAAGTGGCCGCGCAGGTGAGCCGACATTCCTTTCAGCGTATTCACAGGCTGGACAAACGTTCGCTCAGAATATCGTGTCGCTGCGAAACAAAAAGATGGTCGAGAAGCGAGAGCAGCAGGTCCAAGGGGCAGCAGCTAATTACTTCCGAATGACAATTGATGATGGCGTGAGGGCTGATAAGGCGCCTGAAGTCATCGCTAAGGATTTCCTCAAGACGGCCATTGACGCTGGAAGCAAGGGAACACTGCTCCTTGACGATAACGAAGTAGCAAAGCGGCAGCTCGTAGAACTCGAAAGGCGCACCTCATCGAATCCTGAAATTGTCCTTCAGGCTCTATCGATGGCACGTCCGGGGAAGGGCGGCGAACTTCCTTCGTTCCTTGATGATCCTCAGACCCGCGATAAAGCTATGGACCTGATGTCTAAAGCTCAGGTAGCTCAGCACAATCGCTTCAACGCCGCCGAACAAGATCGTCTTCTATCCGCAAATGTTGAGAACATCCGCAACGGTACTGGCTTCATCGGCTCCCGTGACCTCGTGCAGACAAAGCTCACAGGCTCAGGCTCCAGCGAGGAAGTCATCACCAATGTCGAGAAACAGAAGACGGAAGCAGTCAGGCAGTTTCTCCTTCAAGATGGCCGGGATGCGAAGGCGCGGGGCGAACACCCAGCAGAAACAATTGCAAGACAAACAGCTGTCCTCGCTAAGTCCGGTCTTGAGAACCCTGACGTTAAGGCTGCTGCCGAAGGTCTGGCATTGGCCGGTGCTCCTGACGTTCTGTCTGATGAGGCTGGTCAACAGAAGCTAGTGCAGCGCATTGACCTCCTCAATTCGATCAGCAAGGCGAACAAGAACATCGGAGCGGTTTACCTCAAGGGTAACGATAAGGACTTCTTTGACGGCTTTATCGCAGCTCGTGAGACACTTGGCCGTTCCGACAAGGAAGCTGCTGCGTTTGCCTATGCAGTCTCTAATCCTACACCTACGGCGAAAGCCCGAGTGAACCGCCCCGGCTTTGCCGGAGACCGTTTGGTTTAAGTTACGCGACCATGGCTGGTGCGTCCAGCATGGCATAGTATCGTTCTTCGGCTTCGGCTGGCGGTATGTTGCCGATGGGCTCCAGAAGGCGACGATTGTTGAACCAGTCGACCCATTCCAGTGTGGCGAACTCCACGGCTTCGAAGTTGCGCCATGGTCCTCGCCGATGGATGACCTCTGCCTTGTAAAGACCATTGATCGTTTCGGCGAGAGCATTATCGTAACTGTCGCCAACGCTTCCGACAGACGGTTCGATGCCCGCCTCGGCCAGCCGTTCGGAATAGCGAATGGACACATATTGCGAGCCGCGGTCGGAATGATGAACCAGCCCGCCACGATGGACGGGCCGCCGATCATGCAGTGCCTGGTCGAGGGCATCGAGCACAAAGCCCGCATGAGCAGTCCGGCTTGCTCGCCAACCGACGATACGGCGAGCGAAAGCATCAATGACGAAGGCCACGTAAACGAAGCCCTGCCAGGTTGCGACATAGGTGAAATCCGAAAGCCACAACATGTTCGGTGCTGGAGCAAAGAAGTGCCGGTTCACCCGGTCGAGCGGGCATGGGGCGGTCTTGTCCGACATGGTGGTTTTGACTGGCTTGCCGCGAATGACGCCTTGAAGCCCCATCATTCTCATAAGCCGAGCGACGGTGCAGCGGGCGATGTCGTAACCTTCTCGCTGCAACTGCCGCCAGACTTTACGCACGCCGTAGACCCTGAAGTTCTCATTGAACACCCGGCGTATCTCGATCTTCATCGCCATGTCCCTGCGAGCGCGGACCGACAAGCGATCCACGTCCGTGCGTTTGGTAAGGGTCTCGTAATAGGTGGACGGGGCAATCGGCAGCAGTTTGCAGATCGGCTCGACCCCGAGCACCGAACGGTGTTCATCGATGAAGGAAATCATCGCTTCAGTGGGCGGTCGAGCTCCGCCTGGGCGAAATATGCAGACGCCTTGCGCAGTATCTCATTGGCCTGACGAAGTTCGCGGTTCTCGCGTTCCAGCGCCTTCATCTTCTCGGCCACATCGCTCGGCAAACCGGCACGCTTGCCGCTGTCGACTTCCGCCTTCTTCACCCATTCATGGAGCGTATGCGCCGAGCAGCCGATCTTAGCCGCTATCGATGATACCGCCGCCCAGCGCGATGAGTGTTCGGCTTCATGTTCCGTCACCATCCGAACGGCGCGGGCGCGGACTTCAGGAGAAAATTTGTTCGTCGTTTTGCTTGTCATAGACCCTACTTCTCACGAGTTGGGGTCTCCGGCAAAGCCGGGGCGGTTCACTACTCCGTAATCATCTAAACCTAAGGGTACACCTCAGGGTTACCTCAGGCCGCAGCTCCTCGGGGTCACCAAAGCTGCACCTAAGGTTTCACCTGAGGGTTCCCCGGATGTTTGTTACAAAAATCTCTACGACCAATCGGATGAAGTAGCTTAGCGCGATCCCCCCGTGTACCCCCTCGAAACTGCCCTCTGGATGCACTCAAAGGCCCCAAAGGTCACACTATTGGTCACGGAAAGAGGCTAAGACGTTGAAAACAAAGGGAACGAAACGGATATTACATCCTTATAAGGCAGGGGGGCATAGGGGGAATGCCTAGGGTGTGCGCCGAGTTTGCTAATGTTTAGACGTATCCTTGCAAATCGGTGTAAGGAAGGGCGTCACACCTAAGCACACCAAAGGGCCAACTAATGAGCAACTCTAGCCTACCTTGGCAAACCCTTATCAATCTGTCTGACGCAATGCCTTATGAGCGACATGAGGTTGAAACGTTCGGGACATTCCTAAAGAGGGACGATAACAAGGACTATAGGCTAACCGTTGGCATACCTTACCTTAACATCGACGGTCATGCGGTGGGGGAACTGATGAGCCGTGGCTATGCAGTCTATTCATCGGACATGCTAAGCGGCCTTATTGTCGTTGCGAAGCGGGGGATGCCTAAGCGGTTATTCAAACAGGCGGCTATTCGCTTTGAAGTCTGGCAGTGCATCGGGAATGAACCGGCTATGACCTATAAGGCAACAACGGGTAGTCTTAACGAAGGGCTTGAGGTGGGCATTAAGGCGTTACTAGCAGGGGCGATTAACGTGGCTCTAGCGCAATAACCCAGGTATTTGCATAAAAGTATCTAATGTTTTCAATAGGTTATCATTTTTATCAATGTTTTTTCATTTTATGTATTGCGCAAGCGTAACACTTACGCTAGAACATAATCACCGCAGCGAACAAGGCAGACGCCAAGCGCTGAGGGGCGGACCGGAAGGACCGAGTTCTTTGACAATCGAATCTGTAAGTGGCGACTGCCTCAAGTGAAACCAGCGATAGCGTCTCGGAGACACATAAGGAAATAGCCACGGGGACGATGAAACCGTGTCCCTTAGCAATATGATCTTGCGACGATGAACAACGGAACAAAGCCGAAAGGCACAAGGCAGACACTATAAGTTTGTCCTTAGTGTTACGCTAGCGTAATGATTAGCGCAACGATAAAGGCAAGCAATGGAGACCAGACGATGCAAAGCTATTTCGAAATCAACGTAGCTCTTAACGGGCGACACCTCTTCGCCACCGCGCCACGTTCAGCGGTAACCAAGCAAGAGGCACTGTTTCTTGTGAATGAAATACGAGGGAAGTTCCCTGAAGAGGAAGGCTTCTCAGTCTCATGCACATATTACGAATGCATCGGCCACAGTTGCGGCTTCTAAAGCGAAACGGCGTGGGAATGCGCTGTCGTCCTAAGGTCGCGCTTAGGGCCTGATGAGCTAGCGAATAGGTAAGACGGGTGGCCCCGTCGATCTAGCCGGAAGCCTCGACGCACAGAGGCACCACTGTAGGGAGATTGAAGCATGTTCACATGGTCAATCACTCTTCGCTTCAGGACAAAGAAAAAGGCCACGGTCTCGATCACCGTAGCCCTCTTCATAACCCTCTAGCCAAGGGGCGCTTGGGCTGCAAAGCCTGAGCGTTCCCTACAGATACACCTCATCAACCACTCTAGCAAGCCTTAAGCCGCCGCAAGGGATGACCTGCGGGGTGATTAGGCGCGACCATAAGGGATCACACCATGCCGCGCATTTATGCTGCCTGTCTCGCTTCGTACAACAACGGCGTTCTCCATGGTCGCTGGATTGAAGCATCTAGCGATGTCGATGAGATGCAGGACGAAATCAACGCCATGTTGCGCGAAAGCAAGTTCCCTAACGTCATCCGGCAAGATTACCTTTGCGAGCCTTGCGGGGAAACCGAAGTCTTTACCGTTTCGTATGATGAGGTTCCAGACGGTGAGCGCCTTTGCCCACATTGCGGGGAGAAGATGAAGCCGGGTGCGTGGTACGGCAGCGCCGAAGAATGGGCGATGCATGATAGTGAAGACCTGCCGTCCTACTTTGGGGAATACCCGGGATTACAGGCAATAGCCGATTACGTCGAGTTCCTAGAAGACCACGACGAGCACGATGAGGACGACCTCAGAGCAATCTTTGAGGAGTTCCGCGACCCCTCCGAAGCTGACAACGCCATGCGGAACGATTTTCTTTCGATCTGTGAAAGGTTCCGAGACTATGCGGATGATGTGGCCGACGACATCTTGTCTGAATGTAACAGCGAAACGGCTAAGCAGTATTTCGATTTTGAAGCCTTCGCTCGTGACCTCCAGCACGATTACCGCGTGATTGACGTGCCGTCAGGCGTTGCGATCTTCAATAACTGAGGCGGCAACCATGGCAACATATGTCGTCCGCCGCTGCGGCATTCAGTGGAAGGTCACTAAGAGGGAACCCGGGTGGCTCTCTCTCATCGGCAACTATCCAACACGTAAAGTCGCCCTTTCAGTTGCCCGAACGTTGGCAGGGAAGGGCGGAACGGTCGAGGTCCCGAAAGAATGACCTTCACCACCTTCCTAATCATCACCCTTTGTTATTTCTCAGCCACCTGTGCTCCTGCCGCGTGGCTTCTTTATCAGTACCAACGCAAGGAACGCTCGAAATGAAGCTTGCAACCATTCAATGCCCAGCCGCCGCCCTCCCTGTGATCGTGGTCTTGCCCCCTGAGACGCCGGTCTCGACAGTCCTTCGTGCAGCGAGAGATTTGATCAGTGTGCCGGAAAGGTGGACCAAGTGGGGTTTCCATTTTGCCGAGAAGCCTGAGACGTATGAGGAGGCCGAGGAAATGGCCCTGACGCCGGTCGAGCAAGCGACCTGTTTCTGTTCTTGGGGAGCAATAAATGCGGTATGTGGCGCGGGAGAGGGCTTCGTGTCTTCAGCAGCCCATACCGCTCTGTCACATACGATCTGGAGAGAAGCCAGAATACACGGGATACCTTCATTCAACGACAATCCGACGACAGCCCACGCAGACGTGCTACGAATGTTCAACCGTGCGATCAGACATGCAGAGGCGAAGGAAGCCTTAGCGTTTATCCACTGACCGAGCCTTATAAGCAGCCTGAGCCGCCTCAATCTGCCGCTCTAGCTCAGCTCTATTCTTCTCATCTTGCAACCTAAACGGCTCAGGGGTGTGACTTCTGATCACCCTAGCGCCGTGCCTAAGGGTCAACCTCTTGTTCGCCCTTAGCTCAACCGCCTTCTCAAAGGCACCAATCCCAATGATCAGATTGCAGGAAGCAGACAACAGCGTCTCAAGCCTGCCGCCGTCATCGGCCCACTGCTCAACGTGGAAACATAGATCATCTGTCGTTGCCATTTCAGGTCTCCTTAGGGGTTAGGAACATATACCCATTCCGGAGACTAGGCAAGGAACTTAACCAGCACCGAAAGGACAACCTGAAATGAAAGACCTGCATTCCTTCAAGCGGGGCGACAAAGTGCGCCTAGTCAACGCCAACGTTTCACTCAACCGCCAAGCATCTCCCTTTGTGCGGGGCGATTATGACGGCATCCCAAAGGGTGCCGAAGGTGAGGTGCTTCATGCATCTCCGAATAACGACCTTCTGACAGTCCATTTCACCCAAGGCGGGACCACTGTTCTGCTTCATTGGCGACTTGAAGCTGTCAAGGCAGAGAAGCCAGCCCCTGTTGTCCCCACGCTGCCCATGACGAAGGCCGTGCTGGACCTCCTTAAGCAAAAGGGGACGCTCACCTCATTGGAAGCTCAAGGCGTCCTCAGGTGCCGCAGTCTGTCGAAACGCATCAGTGAACTTAAGCAGCTCGGGTGGCCGATCTTCAGGGAAATGAAGTGGGACACCACAGGCCAGCGCTATGCGAGGTACAGCTTAGCTCTCTAAACCCTTACAAAAGCGGAGGAAACAGTGAGCAAGCTCCTCGACTTGCCGCCGAAGGAGTTGCGCCGCCGTGCGATCATTGCGCGAGGCGTACTCGATATACATGCAGCCCTCAGAAAATTTCAGGATAGCCCGGCGATGACCATGACTATCCTTGCAGTTGCCTTAGGATGGTATGAAGGCCGACCTTTGGACACATCAGGGGTGGCGCGAATAGCGTCACTTCCGAGGACGACTGTAACGAGGCATCTTAAAGCGCTGGAGGCCGAGGGCTTCCTTCGCTTCTCACGAACACAGCGTTGGGTCTTTCCGATCCCGCGCAATACAGCAGCTGTGGTCAATGTGTCGGTCTATGATGACCTAGAGTTGATTATTACACGCACAGGACGAGAACTGACCAAACTGGACACATGAAGTGTTGCATTGGTTAACACTTTGTGATGAACGCTGCACCCACGAGACACCTTGTCTGAAAAACTTATCCACACCCTCAGTGACCGGACTTACAAGGCTATCTGAACTTGCACAGGCCTTAGGACTAGTTTCCCATTGACCTGAATTTTAACCGAATGATAAAGGTTACCCAAACGTGAACAGAATGAGAACATTGGAGTTCACCGAGCGTAACCAAAGGAGTACAGAGAAGTGACCGTGCAGTCAGTAAATGCAGGGGGCAACCTTGCTGAAATCATCGGTGCGATAGCCAAAGAAGCTTCGGAAGCAGTGGGGGCATTGCTGAAGAAGGGACAAGGAGCGGACGTTTCCCGTCAGGTTGAAGGGATCGTCAATGGTGCAAAGAGGCTGGACGGCTGGGGCTACGTGTATGAAATCCCAGCCAGTCCATACGCCACACCGAACGTTCCCGAGGGCTACCAGACAGTTCTTGGTTACATGTTCGACCAAAATCCGGGCATTTTCACCTTTGTGAAGAACCCGAAGAACGCATGGAAAGTCGAAGAGGCTTGGCTTCAGGCTGAAGCTGCCAGACGTGGCCTTAAACTGCCGCGTGTCCGATCCCCGAAATATCTCAGTGAACTCGGTCAAAGCGAGTGCTGGGCGTACCCACTAGAGCTGCTCAGGGAGAAGCTATTCTAATAGGTCAGCTACCAAACACCCTCATGCTATTGCATTAGTGTTACGCATGAGGGATTAATACGCGGGCGTAAGAGTTCCAGTTTTGTATCTTGTAGGAGAGCAGATATGACCGCATCGAACACCGATCCTAAAGCCGATCAGGCAACGCTAGCGCGAAAGCTGGCGGCTATCCTCGCTCTCTTTCAGGGCGACGATAACACTATGCAGATCAACCTATTAACGACCTTTCTGCACATCAAAGCGAATGGGGAAACACCTCATAAGAAGCTCGAATTGCTCATGGATGCCACCGGCGCGTCAGTTTCTCGCAACATCGCGAAGCTGTCCGAGGAGGGCTACAAGAAGCGTGATGGTCAGAGAGACCCCGGAATGGGTTTGGTCAAATCCACAGAAATGTCCAACGACAAATCTGCGAAAGCTGCAACGCTTACGCCAGCCGGTCAGGCTGTGTTCGATGAGTTCGTCCGTATCCTAAGGAGTGGAAATAATGGCAGTTAGAGAACGAGGAAAGGTCTGGCAGGTCGATGTCAGGCTTGGGGATCATGGTCGCCTGAGGCCAACGTTCCCGACAAAGGCTGAAGCCGAGGCATGGGAGATGGATGCGAAACACGCTCACAAGATGGGCCGTCCGCTTCCTCCGACTGAGACCAACATCACCCAAGGCGGCGGCAGGATCACAACTCTGGGGCAGCTTGTGCCAGAAGTTGAGAAGGCTTGGCAGACCGATGGCGTTACTGCGATCAAGGACCTCTTGCGTAACGTCAAGTGCTTCGTCACTTGGTATGGCGAGAACCGTCATCCGAACGAAGTCGATGAAATCGTCATTGACCGCTATGTGAACTATTTGCGGACCGAGAAGGGTAACTCAGGCTCAACCGTGAACCGCAAAATGTCTGCTGTTCGGGTTCTCCTGAAGAGGGCCAAACGTTACCGCCTGATCAGCTTCCTGCCTGAGTTCCAGCGTTTCGATGAGACCAAGGGATCATTGAACTTCCTCAACTTCGGTGAAGAGAACCCGATCCTCGGTAAACTTGAGCACCTCGGATACGATGCTCATTACGATCTGGTCTGCTTCCTTCTCGATACAGGATGCCGCATCAGTGAAGCCTTGAACCTCGAATGGCGAACCGTTCGTGGCGATAGGGTGACCTTTGAGAACCGCAAGAACGGCCAGTTCGGGACTGTCCCTCTGACCAAACGGGCAAGTGAAGCTCTCAAGCGCCGCAAGAAGCTAGGCAAGCATCCTGACAAACCGTTCGGTGAGTTGACCTATAAAGGCGCTCATGGCGTTCTGCGTCAGGTGTACGCTCAGTTGGGCGGAGAGTTCGCCAAGATAACCCAGCCGTTCCATGTCTATCGTCACTCTTGCGCTAGCCGCTTGGCAATCCGCAACGTGAACGCAAAGAGAATCATGGAGTGGATGGATCACTCGTCTATCATCGTAACGCAGCGTTATATGAAGCTTGCTGTGACCGATCTGGACGAAGCAAAAAATGCCCTTGAAGTGGCCTGA